TTTTGTCGTTGCTCGACCATTTTTTATCTCTACTCATTTTATTTATCTCCTAAGATGCTATTCAAAGCTCGATTAATTCTATCGGCTTTGGTAAAAATGTTTGGCTCTTTATATTGCTTGCCTTCCTGCAAATTCATAAATGCATTTGGCGTGCTTGGCTCTGAAACGAAATCGAAACAGATGAGTTGGAAATCGTCTTCGACCATTGTTCCTTGCTGTCCTTCCGTGACCGAACCGAGGCCTCGTGAAGAAATGCCAAGTTGACAGCCAGAGTCGACAAGAGACCTGAGAATTCCGCCGGCCGGTGTTGTCAAAATCTTGACAGTTCCCATAACCTTTGGACCGTCTATCCAAATGTTTGTAACCATGTGGCTTGCGTTTTTGAGATTAATGACAGAATCGTCTGGATGATCAAGTTCACCGAGGGCGCGCTTTTCTTTGACGAGTTTCTGGTATGTTTTTACCTCCCTCATTAAAACAGCTTCGGGATAGACCCTCCCATTGCCATTTTGAATATCGCACTGCTGCATAAGCCCAGTTAGATACATGGCGTCATTCTCTTTAATATCTCTCTTTTCTGCCTCAGTCAAAAGATCTTGGCAGACGCCCCCCTCACAGAGAGCGTAGTATTCTCGTAGTAAAATTTTGCTCATTTTTTTCCCTCTTTAAAAGTAGTCAACAACCGTTTTTGCAACGGCGGACTCCTTGAAGCATATATCTTTTAAGCATTTAATCACCTCCCTCTTTATGGTTTATTTTGATGCCCCAGTCGCTAAAGACCATGTTTAATATATATGATGTCCCTGAACTTATCCATCCGCAAATTAGAAAATTCATCGGTGTAAGTTCATAAGTAAATAGTTCCGTAAGGGGATTAACGCCGCATAAAAAGACACCTACCCAGAATCCAATGCACATTGGACATGTCCAGAAATACCCTTCGGGCCGAATCTTGCCAAATATCTTCCCATAGCAGAGAAGCTGAGTTAATCCGTATGCTGCTAAGACGAAATAGAGAAGGTTCAAGGCAACTCTTTGATCATCGTCCAGCCATGTTTAAATCCAATTTCAGCTGCTGTTAACTTATATTTGTCGACGATTTTCAGCGCGTTTCGGAGGACATGGGAGACCGGGCCGCGATTTACATCATCCGGATGTATATCTTTGTCCCATTTATTAAACTTAGGCCATGGTCGGCCGCCACTTGCGAAGTTTCGGCCAAGTTCTTTCCCTCGCTCATAACTCTCTTTGTCGCCAAAGGGGCCCTCAGTTGACTCGGGTTCTGGTTCCGACTCGGGTTCCGGTTCTGGTTCTGACTCGTAATCCGCTTTCTTGCCAAAAGGCCACCGCATTTCTTTAAGGGTCGCATCCAGTTCTTCTTTAATTATTTTTCTTAATTGATTTGTTGTAATTTTCATTTCTTTTTTTCCTCTTCAAGCATGTAGCTCATCCAATATGGAGCATAATTGTATCCGGGGCGAATTGAGCCCTTCTCTGATGATTGGGGAACTTCTCCAAGTTCCGTTGAGTCTTCGCCTGTTGGTTCTGTATAATAATCGTCAAGCATTTGCTCATAATCTTCGATATAGTCGTATCGGGGGCCCTCTTCTTTCAAAAATTTATAAACATTATAAATTGTGTAGTCAAGAACGTTAATATCCGGGTCTTTTGATTCTGCTATGATGCCCTCAATTGATCCATATACATTGCCACCCCTGACCGATTCGTAGGTTACAATACCCTTTCTTTTTAGGTATTCAAAAAATCTGTCTTGAACATGGTAGATTGTTTCAGAATAATCATCTTTTGCAAAAGTCACAACTTTGTTTTTTTCTGGCATTATAACAATATCGATCTCTTTGTGGTCGAAAATAAGAATATTGCCATCCAAAGACTTTCTTGCCTTCAATTCAAGCTTGATTAATTCTCTTTGTTTATGAACTTTTACTGAAATCATCGACTTTCGGTCTCCTTCACCAAATTCTGAATTTTTAAGATCTCTTGGACCAAGTCATTGTCTATGGGGCGCTTTGAAAAGCCGTCTAAAACTTCTAGGACTTTTTTTGTACCCTCGGTCATTTGAAAATCCTTCGCAATTTCTGGCATTTTTAGTGATTTTTGAAGTTTCTCCCTCAATCTGGAAATTTCTTCGTTTAAGAATACTTTTAATTCGATACCATTGTCTGCGAAAGAGCCAATATAGTGGCTCAGGAGACTTTTTTGTTCTGATAAGAGTTCGCTGCTGTATTTCTCGTTGAATTTCTTGACAAACGTCTTATATGTCAAGTTATCGACCGGCTTCATGGCGGGTGGGTCGGTCTTTTTAGTCGATGTCATGCGGTCAATAATTTGTTTTTCAAGTAAAACTCTGTGTTTTGTCTTGGTGCGATAATCAAAAATCTGATAGACAGTAGCGACGTCGCGGTAGTTTGGAATAAAATTGGAAAAAACACTCGGAGAGACAGTCTTGTTGATAGTATCAATAATCTCCGTCTGTTCGGTGAACAGCTCCCCCTCATCAATCGTTTTCTTTCTCATTCTGGCTTCAAAAACAAGCTTTTCAGCAGTATGGCGATCCAAATCCCTTGTTTCCAATATTGCCTTATAAAGATCTAGATCTTTTGCTAAAACAGAGGATCCTTTAAAATTTTCTCTCACCAACCTAACGATAAGTTTCTTTTTCTTGCCATCTTTTGCGACGATAGCCCTTGTTAGTTCTCTTATTAACGCTTCAAAAATAAAAGCTGTGTTACGCTTTTTGTTGTGTTTCATTTTCATCTATTTGAATCTCCGAATTTTCCAATTCTGTAATTAAATCACGAATTTCTGACTTTGCCTCGAACAATAGTGATTCTTCCTCGCTATAAATAGGCGCCTGAACTTCGTAAATACCACGAGAAAGGCCCATTATATTAGACATTCCCGGGGTGATATCCTTTGGCTTTGGGATTGCCAGGGCGGAATAGTTGTGTTGGCGACCGGACCTACTGTCCCCGCCGCGATGTTTCTTAGAAACATACGTTTTTCCTTTGGCGCGATTCGAGCGAGATTTCTCGGTGTGCTTTCTGTCTCTGTCGTCTCTTTTTGCTGGTGCAGCCAGGAGTGGACCTTCGTCGCCTTCCGCCTCTTCACCTCCAAGATCTTCACCTCCAAGATCTCCGCCGAGATCTCCGCCGAGATCTAGATCTCCGCCGAGATCTCCGCCGAGTTCGCCACCAAGATCACCCATTCCTCCACCGGCCTCTTCGCCGGCTGCTTCCGCAGCGGCGTTAAGCTCTGCTTCGAATTTCCTATCGTGGAACATTTCTCTCTGATTTCTGACAAACTCCTCTTCTGAAAGGTTGAAGAGGTTCTGGGCGATCCAACGACGGCTGAAGAAATTCTCTGTGGCTCCGCCCGCAATGTCGAACTTGATCTTCCAGTGCTCCAATTCTTGCATTTCTGCGATTTTTGATGGATTGTTTAGTTTCAATTTGAAACTAACAAGGTCATCGCCACGGAAACCGAGGGTATATAAGTGAACAATCCCGATTTTCTCAAGCTCTGAGACAACGGCGCGCTGTAGTCGCTGGATAGTTCTCGAAAAACGGACATCTTTCTGGGATAGTGTAGTTTTATCCTCATTTGCTTCCGAATCACTTGACAAATAAGCTGTTGGAATTTTTAAGGCTGCGAACATCTTATCGCGAAGGTATTTAACATCGTCAATATCGCCTGTAAACTGTCCACCCTGGAGAGTTTCAATTTTGGAGGATTCCCCTCCCCGGACTGGGATGAAATAATCTTCTTCCACGGAAAGGGGGTTATATCTCAAATCAACGCGGCCAGTGTCTGCGTTAACGACCTGATTTCTCTTCATAGATGTGATCGTTTTCTGAACGAATGTTTCTACATCTTGTGGAGCAATGTTGCCAACGTCGATATAGAACACCCTTCTTTCTGCGGAACGCACAATACGGTAAGCCATCATGGCATCTTCCATCAAAACAAGCTGGCGCCAGATACGACGTCCAGATTCAAGAACCGATGTTCCGTATGGGGCGTATTTATCGTTGCCGAGCACCCTAAAGTGGGCAACTTGCCAATTTTCGAAGGTCATTCCACCGGAATTCCATTGATATTGGACATAATTTGGGTTTGAAGGGTCTTCTCCCTCAAGTCGTTCGACCTCTTTGAGGGGAAGGGGAATGACGGATTTGACCCCAAGCCTCTCATCAAGGTCCATGTAGAGAATAAAATCTCCGAACTTGCACATTGAGCGGCACCAACCAAAAAGGTTGTGCTCAAGATTTAAAATATTTGTATAAAGTGACTGAAGAATTGATTTGATCTCCTCGTTGGGACAATCAATTGTCAACATGGGAGTTAGGGCCGTATGTGTTGTCATTTCGTCGGCATAAATGTCCATTGCCGAGGCAATTTCGGGCATATACTCCATTTGTTCGTAATCAACATAGCGTTCAGCACGATTTTGCTGCGCCATGATCTTCGAATGCATAATATCAAACGGACTATACTCAGATCTCTTGAATTGTTGGCCAGAAGCCGACCTAAAATCTGATGAATATTTGTCTAGTGCTGTTCTGCGAATCTTTCGATTCATCTGAGTGCGCCAATTTACAATTGGGCCCGAGAACAACCTAGTTAATCTTCTAAATAACTCAGATTGTGGATTATTTGGGTTTTTCTTATTATCGGCCATTATTTATCCTTTTATTAACCAAGAATATTGTTTATATTCTTCTTTTGCTTTAAACATTTTTTCGTCTAAGGCTTCTTTTCTATTATATCCTTCCATTCCTGGAATTGTTGTGTTTATTTTTGTGTTGACGGCTACCATCGAGTTTAAGCAAGCTTTTTTAAATTCTATATCCCTCTTATTTACTGTTAGCGCAGTGTCTCTTACCCAGCATGCTATTGCTAATGACATTATTAAGTCATCATTATATCCCCTCATTGCTTGAGGTTTACCGTTATACCAGATAAAAGTGCGCAATTCGTTAGAAAAACGAACTGAATACACTTTAATTAGTTTGTTTCTGATGAATTCTTCCAATTTTGCCACAATAAGGGGCCTTGTTTTTAAAGAAGTTGTAAATCCAGGTACCGCACTGCCCATTCTCTCGCCCTGGTGACTTTCCACAAACTCGTGTGTGCTTTTTACGGAGTAATATAAGTTGGAATATTCCAAATCAATGAGCTTTTCAAGCACAGATATTCCAATTCCAACGTTTTCCACTACCAATAAGCAATTTCCGTATTCTTTTCCCGCTTGCATGAGGACGTTGGCATACATATCTAGGCTTGGTTTCCCCTGATATTCTGCGATGACCTCCATTGTTTCTAATTTTATAATATGAAACACAGAATAGTCGGCTCCGTCGCCTCTTGCAACGTCCGCGACCAGCAGATAAGAACATTGCGGATCATATTCTTCCCAGATCCAAGTATTTCTGTCGAATCCGGTCCTGTATTTGGGATCACAGACCAGACCCTCTATCCAATTAATGTCATCTGGGTGGATAACGCTCTCGCCCGATGTATTAAAGTTGCATTCAAGCTCCTGGGCGATCTCTCGTCGGGACATATTTCTTGTTTCTTTCTCAAACCACTCCCGATCTCGGTCCGGGTGGACGTCCCAATTCAGCACAACGGGGTGAAAGTCGTTTGACCCCTCCGCTGCCTCGCTATATGTCTTGTGAAACCAGTTTCCAACACCATTTGGAGTAGAAAGAGCGATCACTCGACCA